CCCGCGACCGGGTGCTGACCGCTGGTGAAGGCGAGCGGCTGGTGGGGTCCGACGTGGGCCTGATTGCTCTCATCCTGTCCCGCACTGCCCTGCGGATCTCCGAGTTGTACCGCGCCACGATCACCAACGACGGCCTCTACCTCCAAGACACTAAGAATGGATCCTCAAGAACTGTCCCCCTATGCCCGCAGCTACGGGAAACCCTGCCCAAAGGGGGGTCGCTGCGTACCGCCCTTGACCTACCCTCAGAGCGAGTTCTGCGTCGTCTGTGGGATGAGGCTGCGTCCCGAGTCGGGCTCGAAGGGGTCACCTTCCACACCCTCCGTCACACGGCTATCACGCGATGGGTTGCGGGTGGAATGCCACTCCCTGCCGTCATGGCACTCGCGGGTCATCGCGACATGGCGACGACGATGCGCTACACTCACCTCACGCCTGCAACGCTGCAGGCTGCGCTCCTGGCTTGCGAGTGACTCCGCTGGGCTCTGCACTTGGGCCTGCATCGTGACGCTGCGACTGGCGGTGGTCTTCGTCGCCTGCTACTACCTCGCCCTCATTCTGTCCGCATGAACGACGTCACACCTGAACAGCGCGCCCTCGAGGCAGAATCCCACACGCTGGGTGTCGACCGCTACCGAGCCGCGGCCAACCGTAGCCTAGAGAACGGGATGCTGTCCGTCACCAAGCCCGGGCAGCTCCTCATGGCCGCAGAGATCTACTCGCTCGAGGGGGCGATCAAGCAGTGGATCGCTGACCGCGCCAAGCCCAACGCCGTGCTCGACTTCTTCGCGCCCTTCGAACCCGCGGTCCTCGCTGGCATCGCTGCCCAGACGATGATCGACTCGGCGACGAAGGGTCTCCTCCGCTCCACCACTGTCTGCAAGCTCGCCAGCCGTGTCCGCGACGACGGGATGCTGTCCCTGATGCGCCGACAACACGCCCCGCTGTTCGAGCGCATGAAGAACTACCGCACCAGCCTCGGCTCGCAGGTCAAGCTCGCCAAGAAGTGGTCCGAGCAGGGTCTGTGGCAGAGCGAGGAGCACCTCCGGGAGGACCAGGTCCGTGGGGGGCTCGTCCTCTACACGCTCGCCCTCGAGCAGACCAACATCTTCCGGCAGATCTCGGTGCAGCGTGGCCGCAAGGCCATCACCGTCCTGACTCTCACGCCTGAGTGCATGGAGTGGATCTACAAGTCCCACGCCGAGCACGAGACGCTGTGCCCGGTCTACCTGCCGATGGTTCAGGTCCCCGTCGATTGGAGCCAGTCCCAGCGGGGCGGCTACTACACTGAGGAGGCTCGCCGCCGACCGCTGTGCCGCACGCAGAAGGCTTCCCACTCGAAGCTCCTGCGGGACCGCGAGATGCCTGAGGTCTACCGGGCCGTCAACCTCTCGCAGCGAACCGCGTGGCGCGTGAACCCCGACATCCTCGAGGTGCTCGACACCATCTGGGAGGACGGTGGAGGCTACGCTACTGTCCCGTCCCGCTCCGAGCCTGAGTTCCCCGAGCGACCCTTCGACCCCGGTGACGCCGAGGGTCCTGAGGCTGACGCTGCCCGCGAACGGCTCCGTGCGTGGAAGAGGCTCGTCGCTGCGGAGATCGAGCAGTTCCAGGACAAGGGCAGCTCGCGCCTGCGCCACGCCCGCTGCTTGGTCGCCGGCAAGAAGTTCGTCGGGAAGGCTATCTACTACCCGCACTTCATCGACTGGCGCGGGCGTCTCTACCCTGTCCCGCAGTTCCTCAACCACCAGGGCGCGGACTTGGCGCGGGCCATGCTGCAGTTCGACCGCCCCTCGCTCGCCCAGCATGGGTCCCCCGAGGCCGGCCACTACCTCGCCTTCGGTAAGGACCTGTGGAAGGGCGACGTTGACGAGGGGCTCGTCCGCGAGGTTGCCCTCGACCCCCTCCACAACGACCACTGGAAGGACGCCGACAAGCCGTGGCAGTTCCTCGCGTGGTGCCTCGAGGCCGGCCCGTGGTTCGAGGACGAGGGCTCTCCTATCCGTCAACCCATCCAGGCTGACGGGACCAACAACGGGCTGCAGATCTACTCGCTGCTCACCCGCGACGAGGTCATGGCTCGAGCTACCAACGTGTCCCCCGGCGACCGGTCGGACATCTACCAGGACGTCGCTGATGCGGTGTGGAAGGAGGTCATGGAGGACCCTTCCGAACTGGCGGCAACGTGGCGGGCTCTCCTCCCGGATGGCCTCGACCGCTCCGTCGTCAAGCTCCCCGTCATGGCAGCGCCCTACGGCATCCGCCAACACTCGGCCATGGGCTCCATGCGGCGCTGGCTGCTCGAGCTGCAGAAGGAGAAGGGGGTGGAGCCGTGGGGCCACTCGACCTTCAAGCCTGTGAAGTGGCTGTCCGACAAGGTCTGGGCTCACGTCGGGAACCACATCGGCCCTGCCCGCCAGGTCATGGACTGGATGCGTGACGTCGCCCGGACTGTCGACGGGCCGCTGCGGTGGACGACCCCGGTGGACTTCCTCGTCACGCAGGAGTACCCGAAGCGGACGAAGAAGAAGATCAAGGTCGCCGTCTCCTCGATCATGAAGTACGTCCGCTACCGCGGGTACGGGGAGGGCGTCGACCATAAGCGACAGGCCGATGGGTTCGCCCCGAACTACATCCACTCCCTCGACTCCGCTGCTCTCATGAGAACCATGGGACGCTGCGCCGACCGCGGCGTCGAGTCGTTCTCCATGATCCACGACAGCTACGGCTGCCCCGTTGGCGACACTGAGACCATGGCCTCCGAGCTACGGAACGTGTTCGCTGAGATGTTCTCCGAAAACCTCTTGACTAAGCTACGCCAAGAGGTTACACTGTGTACCGACCAAGACATCCCCGAGCTACCCGCGTTGGGCAGCCTCGATCCTAACACCGTCAGAGACTCCAAGTTCTTCTTCGCATGATCAAGCCCGCCATCCCCTACGAAGTCCGTGACGCCCACACCGTCAAGCACGTCTTCAAGGACGCCACTCTCATCTACCCGGCCCTGCTCGAGGCCGACACCCGCTTCGAACCCCAGTTCAAGACCGGCATCCGCTTCGACTCCGAGGAGGACCCCGCGCTGGTGGCCCTGCTCGAGACCGTCGACTCGCTCCGCACCGCGTTCATGGAGGACGCCTTCGCTGGCGGCTACGTCAAGAAGCCGAAGAAGGGCGACGTTCCTGTGAAGGACATCAAGGTCCGCGAGGTTGACGAGGAGGACGATGCCAACGAGGCCGTCTTCATCACCGCCTCCTGCAAGGCTGTCGACTTCAAGGGCAACGACATCACCATCCCGGTGGTCGACGCCGCCCGTAACCCGCTCCCCCGAAACACAGCTGTCGGCGGTGGTAGTGTCGCCAACGTGGTCGTCCTCCTCCAGCCGTGGCACATGGCCGCTCATGGCTTCGGGGTCTCGGTCAAGCTCGTCGCCGCGCAAGTCACTCAGGTCCGCACTGGCCGACAGCAGGTCAACGTCGAGAGTGAGTTCGAGGTCGTCGAGGGTGGCTTCACCGCCGCGCTGGCCGCAGACGAAGACGGGGACTTCTAGGATGGTGAACTCCCGCTCCAAAGGGAAGCGCGGAGAGTTGATGGCCCGCGACCTCGTGCGCGCACACTGGCACTGCCCAGGCGCTGAGCGAGCGGGCCAAACATCCGGGTCGGTCTGCGCCGACCTGATGAACACGCTCCCCGCTTCGCACCCTGAGGTCAAGTGCCTCAAGCGCCACGGGGTTCTCCGTCACTACGAGCAGGCAGAGCGGGACGCCAAGGTTGACGAGCTGCCCTACCTGCTCCTCCGTGAGACCGACACAGCCAACAAGACGTGGCTGGTCGCCTTCGATGCCGAGCGAGCTGAGGACTTCGTCCAACGCTTCCTCCGCGCCATGCACCTCTCCGAGTCGACCGAGTACGTCGAAGCCTTCATCTCCAAAGCCCTCCACCAACGCCCATGACCGACTCCGACGTGGTCTCCAAAGGCCCCTGCGATAGCTGTAGCTCATCTGATGGGAAGCACCTGTACGACGACGGCCACTCCTACTGCTTCGTGTGCGAGACACACTGGCAGGGGGAGGCCACGCCGCGAGAAGAGCCGGGCGGGGGGATGAAGCTCGTCAGTTTCCAGGACCTCAGGGCAAGGGGGATCGACGTCAAGACCTGCCGCCGCTATGGGTACGGAGTGTCCACAGATGGGCGGCAGGTCGCGCAGTTCTACGACGACACGGGCAAGCTGATCGCCCAGAAGACCCGCGACAAGGACAAGCGGTTCACGGTGCTCGGCGACACGAAGAAGATCGGGTCCATGCTCTACGGCAAGCACGTCGCCCAGGAGGGGGGTAAGTACCTGACCATCACCGAGGGGGAGCTGGACTGCCTCTCCGTCGATCAGATGATGGGCAATGAGTGGTCGGTCGTCTCCCTCCCGCAGGGGGCGAACAGCGTCGAGAAGGCGTTCAAGGCCAACCTCCAGTTCATCGAGTCCTTTCAGAAGGTTCGCATCTGCTTCGACAACGACGAGCCTGGGCGCGAGGCGGCGATCACCGCGGCCAAGCTCCTGACTCCCGGGAAGGCGCAGATCGTGCGGCTCCCTGAGGGCAGCAAGGACGCTAACGATATGTTGAAGGCGAACAAGGTCGCCGGCTTCATGACCGCCTGGTGGGGGGCCAAGCCTTGGAGACCTGACGGCGTCCTCGAGTGGGCCGACGTCTTTGCTGAGGTCCGTAACAGTCCCGCGCCCCCGATGGTCCCTTGGAACCATACGGACCTGCAGCGCCGCACGGGCGGCATCCAAGAGGGCAGCCTCGTCGTCGTCGCCGCCGGCCCCGCGAGCGGGAAGAGTACCTTCGTCCATGAGCTTGTCCACCACCTTGCTGCTCTCGATCACCGCACTGGCGTCATTTCTCTGGAGCAGAGCGAGCGCGAGACGGTGTTGGGTCTGCTCACGCCCCTCGCTGGCGTACCTCTGCATCGCGTGCCTGACCTCAACCTCTCGGACTACGACGAGCAGGCGGCGAAGCTCGACGGGCACGTCTCCGTCTATCGGCACGTCGGGCGCATGGACGCCGCCGCCCTCGAGGAGACAGCGATGTGGATGGCACGCGCCGATGGGTGCTCGCACATCATCCTCGACAACCTCAGCGTCGTCGCATCCTCCGAGAACGGCGGAGGCAACAACGACCGGCAGGTCATCGACGATCTCCTGAACCGGCTCATCAGCCTCTGCAAGAACACGAAGGTCACCGTGATCCTCGTCGTCCACCTCAAGCGACCCGGCCTCGGGCTTGGGTACAGCGAAGGGCGCGTCCCGAAGCTCGAGGACATGAGGGGCAGCGGGATGATCGAGGCCATGAGCTACACGGTCATCGGCCTTAGTCGGGACCAGAGTAGGGAGGACGGCTTGGCTGAGCTGCATCTGCTCAAGTCCAGGCACACAGGGGAGGCTGGTCCTTGCGGCCACCTCAAGTACGATAGAGAGACCGGTCGCCTCGTGGAGGCTACGGATTTCGAGGAACCTGAAGAGAGAGTTGAGGATTTCGAATGACCTACGAACCGACAGACGAAGAGGTGCGCCTATTTCGGTGCCGTTACTCCGTCCTCCCTCTTGCGGCCTGGGACTCAGACGTTCTCGCTGAGATTATGAAGGCCGCCTGGGCCGTGTCCCCGGGGCCGCGCATGGAGCGCGCAGAGGAGATCCGCTACCGCCACCGGCAGAGCCTCGACCGGCGGGTCACCGCGCTGACGCAGGCGCTGCGAGACCTTGCCTGTAAGGCGCACTCCCTTGTTCGCTGCGGGGGGAAATCGGGCGGCTGTCTGGTTTGCGGGCGGCTGGTCGAATGCTGTTGTGAGCTAGGCCCGGCGATTGATCGCGCCGACGATCTTACCGGCGCCGAGCCCGAGCCCGACCCCCGGGACGCGGGCGGGGAAGCCCTCAAGTACGGGCCGCTGCACATGGCCGAGAGGCTGGCGGCGTCGGAGGCCGCCCTGGCCGAGCGTGACGAGCGCATCGCGGCGCTGGAGCGCCTGGTCGAGGCTGCCTACCGAGAGGGGCACCGGGAGGCCACGGGGGCTCATCGCCCGAACGCCGACGATGACTGGAGCGGGTCACAGTCCCGCGCCGCGCTGCGGGAGGTGAAGCCGTGAGCGGGCTTGCCGAGAAGCTGCGCGCACTCGCGGCCCGCTGCAAGGACCGCGACATTGAGGGGAGCCTGTACCTCTCCGCGACGGACGCAGAAGCGAACTACTGCTGCTACGAGACCGTGGACGCCCTGCGCGCCCGCGCCGAGGAGGCCGAGGCCGAGCGGGACGAAGCGGTGCGCGCCTTGAAGCAGGCTGTGGCCCCAACAGATGTCGGTGGCGGACCCCTCGCGGTACTGCACGCCTGCGTGGCCGAGCGCGACGAGCGCATCGCGGAGTTGGAGGCGCGGCTCGAGAAGGCGCGGGGGCTGGAGCGGTACGCCATGACCTATACCAGCGCGCTAGGGGACCACATGGCTGAGGAGTACGGAGGCGACTGGATGCGCGCCGACGACGTGCTCGACGCGCTCTCCCCCACCGAGGAGGACACCGATGGGAATGGCTGATCCGTTCTCGATTGACCCGTCGCCCGAAGCTGAGATCCGGCGGCAGCGCGCCCGCGCCGAGGAGGCCGAGGCCGCCTTGGCCGAAGCTCGCGGCGACTCTGTTCGCCAGTGGCGAGCCCTGGGGAACCTCCTCCCCGACTCCGTGCCCGACTTAGGGGACGGGCTGCAAGCTCGCCTCGGTCGCGTCGTGGCCCGCCTGGCCGAGCGCGACGAGCGCATCGCGGAGTTGGAGGCTGAACGAGGCGTGAGCGGCTGGGCACTTTCCGGTCTCAGCGAGCAGATTCAGGAGCAAGATCAACGCATCGCGCAGTTGGAGGGCAAACTCGCCGCCGTAGCCGAAGAACGTAGGAGCGAGTGGATTCGTGCGGAGAAGGCCGAGTCCACCCTAGCCGAGCGGGACGAGCGCATCGCGGCGCTGGAGGGCCTGCTGCGCGAGGTCGAGTTCGGGAACTACGACAGCGAGTGGGACGTTCGCTCCTGCCCGATCTGCGACGGCGAGCAGCGGCGGTCGCAGGCCAATCGCGGTCACGAGGCGGACTGCCGACTCCTCGCCGCGCTCTCCCCCACCGAGGAGGCCCCCGATGCCTGACCCCACCCCGAGCCCCCAAGTCCCCGGCGGTCGCTGCCTATCGTGCCGTGCGATCCTGCTGGACAGCGGGTGGTGTCCCGACTCGGCCTGCAACCGCAGCGAGAGCTACCGGGGGCCGCTGTTCCGCGTGGTCGATGCCGAGGGCCGAGAGTTGGTCGACCACCTCGACTACTTCATCGACAGCGACGGTGATGTTTGGGAGCGCACCGAAGACAGGCACGACACCCCGTACGTTGAGATCACCGGCACCAGCCTCCGCGTCGAGTGGCTTCGCGACCCTACAGAGAATCTATGACTACACTCATCTTCGACACCGAGACCAACGGCCTGCTCAACGAGGCCACGATGATGCATTGTATCTGCATCACCACGCCGGGGAGTAAGGAGGTCCACTCGTTCCACAACGACCCGGAGATCCCGGCGCACGGCTCGCTCCAAGTCGGGCTCGACTGGCTGGCCGAGGCCGACGAGTTGGTGGCCCACAACCTCTGCGGGTTCGACTACCCGGTGCTCCGCAAGCTGTTCCCCTACTGGGACGTGAAGGAAGGCTGTGTCCTCACCGACACGCTGCGCCTCTCGAAGCTCCACTTCTCCGACCTCTACGAGCGCGACCAGAAGCGGAAGTACCAAGGGTTCCCTGGTCATATGTTCGGTCGCCACTCGCTCGGCGCTTGGGGCATCAGGCTCGGCAACGAGAAGGACGACTACTCCGGTGGTTGGGACAAGTTCACCCTCGATATGCTGACGTACTGCCAGCAGGACGTGCGGGTTCTCAAGTCCCTGCACTCAGGGCTCCTCAAGCAGGGCGGCGACCCGCGGGCATGGGCACTCGAGAACGCCTTCGCTGACGAGCTGGACCGGGCCAACCTTCGGGGCGTCATGCTCGACGTCGACAAGACCGAGGCGCTCTACGCCAAGCTGACCATCAGGGAGGCTGAGGTCCACGCCGAGCTGCGGGATGCGTTCGATGATTTCGAGGACGAGGTCGTGGTGCCGCCGAGCCCGCGGGGGAAGTACCCGGTGCTGGCGCTACAGAAGCACGGGTGGTGGCCGACCGCGCTGACGAAAAGTGGGAAGCCGCGCTTCACGAAGGCTATCCTCGACGAGCTGGTCGCGACCCCGAGTAAGTGGCAGGGGGCGGCGATGGCCATTCGCGACGAGCAGTGGGTTCTCATCGGCCCCGTCACCGAGACCAAGGTTACCGAGTTCAACCCCAGCTCCCGCGCCCACCTCATCCGCCACCTCCGCGCCCAAGGCTGGGAGCCCGACGACGAGGAGTACACCCCGACCGGCATCCCGATCCTGTCCGAGGCTGTGCTCGAGCGCATGGACGTGGAGAAGCACCCGCAGGTCCCGCTCATCCTGGAGCACCTCCTCCTCGATAAGCGCATCGGCCAGATCGGTCGGGGCCGCAACGCCTGGCTCAAGCTGGTGGGCAACGACGGGATCATGCATCCCTACGTCAACCACATCGGCACGATCACCTTCCGCTGCTCCCACTCGAAGCCCAACGTCGGGCAGGTCCCTGCGTCCCGCTCGCCTTATGGGAAGGAGTGCAGAGAGTGTTGGGTTCCTCGCCCCGGTTATGTTCTACTAGGCTCCGACGCAGCCGCGGTGGAGTTCCGCATCCTGGCCCACTACCTCGCCCCCTTCGACGACGGCGCGCTGATCGAGGTGATCGAGAGCGGCGCTGATATGCACACCCGCAACATGGAGCTGGCCGGCCTCGACAACCGCGACTTCACGAAGATGGCGACCTACGGGACGCTCTACGGGATGGGACCCGCGAGCCTAGGGAAGCGCGGGGGCGTGTCGACCTCCAAGGCCCGGAGTATGCAGAAGAAGCTGGTAGGGGCGCTCAAGGTTGACAAGCTCGAGGAGGGCCTGAAGGCTGTCTTCAAGCGCAAGGGCTACCTCAAGGGTCTCGACGGTCGTCGCGTCCCTGTCCGCACCCAACGTGCGCTGCTCAACACTCTCATTCAATCCGGCGCTTCGGTCCTCATCAAGCAGTGGACCGTCTGCGCCCTCCAGAATCTCCGGGCCGCCGGGCTCGACGCCCACCTCGTCCTGCACGTTCACGACGAGCTGCAGATCGAAGCGCCGCCGGCTGAGACGGAGGCCGCTATGGCTATCGTGAAGGAATCTATGACCGAAGCGGGCACCACTTTGGGGCTCCGCGTAACCTGCCTGGCTGATGCCTCCACCGGAGCGAGCTGGGCCGACACCCACTAGAACCATGCGACTGCACACCACCATCCTCTCCGTCCTGGCCCTGCTCGCCCTCACCTTCGCTGCCAACGCTGGCGGCGACCGCACCTCCCTGCAGACTGTCGCCACGCAGTTCGCGTTCATCGACGACGGCGCTGGCTCGGTCCAGCTCCCGGGGTTCAACCCGGCGCTCGGCACCCTGCAGTCCGTGCAGATCGGTGTCGAGGTCGATGGGACGTTCGAGATGACGGTCACCGCTGACGGCTCTGACATCTTCGCTACCTCCTGGGCACCCGCCTTTGCTGGCTCGGCGTTCCCCCCGGCCAAGGCTGAGGGCTCCGCTGGCTACAGCCGCTTCGGTCTGATCGCCACCCGCCCTGACGGCGGCGTCACGGGGGTCTCGTCCCTTGGCCCCGTCCGCATCGCCTCTCTTCTACCGGGCGTGCCCACCGTCATCAGCGACTTCGTCGACGGCAACCCCGCGTTCACTGGTCCCCCCGTGACCGACCCGGAAATCCTCGCTGAGTTCACTGGCGGCACCGTGACGATCCCCGTCGCAACTACCGGCGCGATCTACAACGTCGGCAACAGCCAAGGGACCATCTCCACCAACTGCTCCGCAGTCGGTCGCATCTACATCCGCTACTTCTACAACTAGTCATGGCAAAAGTCGTCGCCGTTGATTCCGACCTGATGGTCTACCGTGTGGGGTTCGCGTGCCAGCAGGCCGTGGACTTCGGCGACGACTACGACCAGGTCACCGTGTATGGGGACAAGAAGAAGGCAGAGTCGATGTTGATCGCGGAAGCCGTGAAGCTGCGGGAGCACTTCGGCAAGCGAGCGCACATCGTCTTCTGCCTCTCTGACCCCTACAACAACTTCCGCAAGGACGTCCTCCCCTCCTACAAGGGTAACCGCAACAACAGCGCGCAGCGCCCGGTGCTCTTCAAGTTCATCCGCGACTGGTTCATCTTCAACACCGAGACCCGCTGCGAGGACACGCTCGAGGCGGACGACCTGCTGGGGATGATGGCTACTGGACCGGAGCAGGCTCTGATGGTCTCAATCGACAAGGACCTCTTGACGATTCCCGGGACCCTCTACGACCCTGAGACCCTGAAGCCCGTGAAGACCGACGCTGACACAGCTCAGTACAACCACTTCTACCAGACTCTGGTCGGCGACTCGGTCGACAACTACAAGGGCTGCCCGGGGCTCGGGAAGGTCAAGGCAGCCAGGCTCCTCGACGAGGAGTGTAGCTGGGAGGCGGTGGTCGCTGCGTTCGAGAAGAAGGGGTTGACCGAAGAGGACGCCCTCGTCCAGGCCCGGGTGGCCTACATCCTGCATCACAAGAACTACGATTTCGACACCAAGGAGGTGACGCTGTGGACGCCGCAAGAGTAGACACCAAGCCCACCAACCCCAAGGACGCTGTGGGCTGCACGAAGCCCGCGCTCCACTACGTCCCGATGGGCCCCGTCTACGAGGCGGGCCTTGCGCTGACCGAGGGGGCGTGCAAGTACGGCGCGCACAACTGGCGCGATGCCGGAGTCCGCGGCTCGATCTACTTCGACGCCGCGCTCGGCCACCTCACCGCCTGGTGGGAAGGCGAGGATGTCGATGAGGACTCTGGGGTCCACCACGTCACGAAGGCCATCGCTGGCCTGATGGTCCTGCGGGACGCGATGCTCTGCGGGAAGTACAACGACGACCGCCCGCCGAAGACCAAGAACTGGCGTAAGGAGCTGGCCGATCAGGCCGCCGCCCTGCACGCCAAGTACCCTGACCCGAAACCTCCAATCACTGAAGCATGAAAGCATTCCTCTCTCTCGTGGCCCTCGTGGTCTTCGCCCTCCCGTCCTTCGCTGCCAACCCGTTCTCCAAAGAGCCGTCGCTCTTAGAGGCGCGGACCGACATGGTGTTCGGTAACCAGGTGCCCGTCACCAGCAACAACGGCTGCACGGTCACCTACTTCCAGATCTGGGCGATCACCATCGGGGACTGCTGGGAGTACAAGTGGACGGTCGGCACCGAGTGGTACTACGAGTGCAAGAGCACCGGAGACGACTGCGACGTGTTCATCGAGGGCAACGACCACCTCGGCCAGAAGGACTACAACGTCGAGATGGGATGCGGTGAAGGCCACTTCTTCACCTTCGACACCAGCAACAACACGATGTGGTTCGACAGCTACTCGTGCCCTGAGTAACCCATAAGAGTTCCGGGGGGCTGCGGGCGGGCTATGCTTTGGGTGGGTGGCGACGAGCGGAGTCTGTGCCGCTTCGCCACGAGCCACTCACCTCTCCCGTCTGCGGCCCTCTACTCTCTCACCCACGCATACCATGGATCCTGAACAAGCCCGCACCCTCCGAGAGTTCCTGGAGCTGGAAGCAGTCCGCGCCGACGACGAGGTCCACCTCGCCCGCCAGGCCGCCGGCCAGTCCAAGCTCGGCTCCGTCGTCGAGACCGCGGTCAACGTGGGGTCGGGCTACCTGCTCGCCCTCATCACACAGCCCATCATCTACTCCTACTTCGGCCTGGAGATCAACATGGGGCAGTCGGCGGCGGTCGCCCTGGTCTTCACCACCCTCTCCCTCATGCGGTCCTTCGTGGTCCGCCGGATCTTCAACGCCCTATGATCGAAGACATCAGCCGAATGCCGCGCTACCCCTCCCTCGAGTACCTCGGGGGTTTCTTCGACGGCGAGGGTAGTATCGGGATCTTTAGTAGCAGCCTCTGCGCCCGCGTGACCAATACGGACCTCCATGTCCTGGAGGCGTTCCTGGCTGAGTGGGGCGGCTCCATCGTCCCCCACACCGCGGCTGGCCCCAAGCGAAAGGAGTGCCACCAGTGGAAGTGCTACGGACAGAACGCCGAGGACGCCCTGACGGACCTGTTCCCCCACCTCCGCGAGAAGCGGATGCAGGCTTTCATGGGGATCGAGTACCGCCGCCTGCTCCCTAAGGACCCTAAGCGCCCTTGGATCGAGCGGGAGATCTCGACCCTCAAGCACCTCGGTAGGAAGAAGACAACCCCTTGGTCCCTCATTGGGGCACTGTAGACCTCATGTACGATCCCGACCTCGACCAGCCCCTCGCCCTCCAGCGAGCCCAGGCTGCGTCCCTCGACGAATCGTCCATCCCCCCTCACCCGGACCTCACCCCGGCTCTGGGCACCTGGCTGCGGAACTGCTTCCCAGTCTCGGTCCCCTCGGTCGACGCGAGCATGGCTGAGATTCAGAGGCGCGCAGGGCACCAAGACGTTGTGGCCTTCGTGCTCCAGGCCATTGACAACCTAGAGGAGACGTGACCATGTGTGGTGCCACGCCCAAGCTGCAGCCCGACAAGCCCGTACCCACCAAGGCTTCCGTCCGGGCTAAGACCGCGACCGAGATCCGCCGCCCAGAGGGGCAGCGTGAGGAGCAGACGCTCGCTGCCCGCCTCGGTACTGCCCAGCTCCGAGCCCCGCTGGTGGGACAGTGAAGGGCGCGGCTGAGGCAGCCTACCGCAGGCTCATGGGAGAGCGGGAGGGCGTACTCGACAAGGCTCGGGAATGCTCCTCGCTCACGATCCCCTACATCCTCCCGCCTGAGGGCACCACGCCCCAGACCAAGCTCCCGACCCCCTATCAAGGGACGGGGGCTGAAGGCGTAAACAACATCGCCTCGAAGCTCTCGCTGACCCTGTGGCCGAACCACCGTCCGAGCTTCATGTTCGTGGTCGACCCGGCCCGGGTCCAGGAACTCGCCGCCGAGGCGGGGGCCAACCCTGAGCAGATCCTGACCGACGTGCAGGCTGACCTGTCTGTGCTCGAGCGCACCGTCCAGAACGAGATCGAGCGCCGGCAACTCCGACCCGCCCTCAACGAGGAGCTGAGGCACCTCGTCATCTCTGGGAACGGGATGCTCCAGTGGAAGCCTGACGGAGGTCTGCGGACCTGGGGGCTCGACCAGTACGTCGCCAAGCGGGACAACGCCGGCACCCCCCTGTGGGTCGTGACCAAGGAGGGTATGGACCGCAGCGCCCTGCCGGACGGCGTGGAGCCGCAGGGCGACAAGAAGAAGCAGACCCTCTACTCGGCCATGCGCCGCACGGACGACGGGAAGTACCAGGTCTGGCAGGAGATCAACGGGGTAGTCTTCAACCCCGACACCGTCGACACGTTCGAAGAGGGACCCTACATCCTCCCTCGGATGTTCGAGGTCGCTGGTGAGACCTACGGGCGCGGGCTCGTCGAGCACTACCTCGGTGACCTCGTCTCGCTCGAGGCCATTACCCGAGCCATCGTACAGGCCACCGCCGCCGCCTCCAAGGTGGTGTGGATGGTCAACCCCAACGGGTTCACTAACCCTCGGAAGCTGCAGAAAGCAGTCTCCGGGGGTTACGTCATGGGCTCCCCTGAGGACGTGCGCCCCCTGCAGCTCGAGAAGAACGCTGACCTCCAGACCGCCTTCGCGGCCAAGGGCGAACTCGAGTCGAAGCTCCACCGGGTCTTCCTCCTCAACACCGCAGCCCAGCGGGACGCTGAGCGCGTCACCGCCGCTGAGGTGCGCTACATCGCGCAGCAACTGGAGGACGCGCTGGGCGGGGTCTACACCAACTTCAACGACCAGCTCCAGTTCCCCATCGTCAACCGCGTGATCGCGGACATGGAGAAGCAGGGCCAACTCCCCGACCTCCCTGAGGGCGTCATGTCCGTCAGGATCGTGACGGGCCTTGAAGGTCTTGGGCGAGCGCGGGACCTCGAGTCCCTGCGCGGATTCCTCATGACCATCCAGGAAGCGTTCGGTCCTGCAGCTCTGGGGCTGCTGGATGAGCGCAACCTCATGACCCGTGTGGCCGCTGCGTATGGCGTCGACACCCTCGGCCTCGTCAAGTCTGAGGAGACCGTCGCCCAAGAGCAGCAGGCAGCCCAGCAGGCAGCCATCGCCGAACAGGTTGCCGCCCCCATCGCGGGTGCCGTAGCGAAACCCGTAGCCGAACAGACCTTCAATCAATGACCACCCAATCCCACACCGCCGACATCCCCGGCGAGACCCCCGTCGCGGCCCCTGATGCTCCCGTCGCTGAGGCTGAGGTCTCTGCTGAGGCCCCCGCTGAGGTTGCCGCTGAGGCAGTCTCTGCCGTGCCCGAGAAGTTCCAGAACCCTGACGGGTCCCTGAACTCCGAGGCGCTCCTCGAGAGCTACCGGAACCTTGAGTCCAAACAGGGCGAGACTCCCGCAGCACCCGAGGCCCCCGAGGCTCCTGCGACCCCCGAGGACATCGCCCGCCAGGTCCCCCTATCCGAGGCTCTCGGCTCCTTCGCCGAGGAGTACGCCAAGGACGGCACCCTGAGCGACGGCACCTACACCAAGCTCGAGAAGGAGTACAACGTGGACCGCGCTGCGGTCGACCGCTACATCCAAGGCGAGCAGGCCATCGCTGAGCAGGCCACCCGCGAGATCTTCGACATTGCCGGCGGCAAGGAAGAGTACCAGAAGGTCTTGGCGTGGGTCCACAAGAACGAAGGCGAGGACGCCACCAACGCCCTGACCGAGCGGCTCGGAACCATGATCGGCTCCGCTGACCGCGACGGCATAAGGCGCGAGATGCAGGGCGTCCTAGCCCGCTACAAGGAAGGCACCCGCACCGGCTGGGCTCCCTCCATCACCGGGCGTGACGCCGCCGGCAACTCCATCCAGCCGTTCTCCAGCGAGCGCGAGATGCAGCAGGCCCAGCAGGACCCGGCCTACCGCGACGGTGACAGCGCGGCCCACAAGGTGTTCGACGAGCGCCTCCGTCTGTCCTTGAACATGGGGACGATCAAGTGAAGTACCTAATCATCCTACTGCTCTTCGCATCCTGCGTCGTACCCTCGGACCTCGAAGCCGTCCGCCATACCCAGGGGTCCTTCGAGGCCGCGGTCCTCGCGGACTTCCAGGCACTCGAACAGGGCACCATCAGCCGCGAGGAGTACCTCGTCCGCGTCGACCTCGCTGAGGCTGAACGCGACCGTGAGGTGGAGGCCATCGAGGAGCGGGTGATCGCCCGCACCGAGGCCATCGCCTCCGGGGTCCCGCTCACCGGCAGCCCGCTACTCGACCTCGCCCTCCAAGGCGGGGCCGCCGCCGCGCTCGCCGCGTTCGGCGTCAACAAGTACCGTAACAAGAAGCGGGTGGCTCGCGGGGAGCCGACTTGATGGACCTTGATGAGCGCGCAGCAATCGGCAAGTCCACCGGCATGACCATCGGACTCGCCATCATCGTCATCGGCGCCGCCGTCTCGGCTGCCTGGTGGTTCGGACACTGGACGGGCGCGGACAGCGCATGGAAGGAAGGCACCGCGGCCCAGCTCTCTGGGATCGAAAATCGCCTCCAGTCCATCGAGCAGGGCGCTCTCCACGACAGGTGGACCGCGACCGACATGAAGCGGTGGGCCAAGCGCCTCCGCGAGGACAACGAAGACGTCGACGTCCCCGAACCTCTCACCCACTAACAGGGCCTTCACGGGCCGCGCCATCAAGGAGCCTGCGACTGACGCGCCATTATCGGCTGCGCTGGCGCAGGCTTCCTTCATGGCAAACACACCACTCTCACGCGACCTCATGCCACCGTCAGTCCCGGGGCCCGCTTAGGCGGACAACCCGACTGCAGGTAACGACGGAACCGGACAGGAACGCAGAGTGTGGCAGACACGTTACCCAACCAGGAGGTGATCCGGCATGGCCGATCTTACCCCCCTTATCTCACCGGGCCGGGCTGACGGCGCTGGTGACTACGATGCCCTCTTCCTCCGCAAGTTCAGCGGCGAGGTCATCACCGCCTACACCGCGGAGCTGAAGCTACTGCCTCGCATCCGCATGAAGACCCTCACGGGTGGCAAGAACTACACGTTCGCTGCTACCGGCGAGGCCACGGCTCGACTGCACCTTCGCGGCGAGCGCGCCATCGACAACCTCTCGAACATGGAGTTCGGCGAGCGGCTGGTCCACCTGGACCGTCCCATCGTTACCGAGCACTTCGTCGACGAGTGGGAAGAGATGGTCAACCACTTCGACGTCCGCGCCCCGCTCACTGAGCAGATGGGCCAGGCCGTTGCTGAGCTGGCGGAAGTCCACGCTATGCGTGCGCTCTTCCGGGGCTCGGAAGTCTCTACCGATGTCGCCGGCCAGGCGCTCGGCAACCAGCAGGTCGTCGCTAACGTGGCGACCTCGGCTGCTGACGCGCTCGGTGCCATCGAGGCGCAGATCCTCGACTGGAACCAGAAGAACGTCCCGATGCCGGGCCGCTTCGCTCTGGTCACCCCCGAGGTCTGGAACCTCCTTGTCGACCTGACGGACTTCCAGTCCGTTGACCTCGGCAACGGCGGCAACGGCTCGATCAAGTCGAACGAAGTCGGCACGATCAAGGGCGTCGAGATCATCATGACCTCGATCATGCCGCAGTCCGACTTCACGACCACGCCCTCGCTGAGTGATGGCACGAACGGCTACGCCAACAACTACGTTGGCGACATGGAGTTCTGCCACATCCTGTTCGGCACCAAGCGCGCCGTTGGCGGTGTGACCCTCAAGGGTCTGCAGATCGTCGCCAAGAAGGAGGAGATGGACGGTGGTACCTACCTCCGCGCCGCGAAGACCTGTGGCTTCTCCGTGCTCCGTGAGTCCGATTGTGGCTCCGTGATCTCGGAAGCCGACTGATCTCTCCTAGTCGCTACCTAGGACTCTCTTGGACCCCTGCTCTTCGGAGTGGGGGTCCTCTACCCCACGCACAACATGGCAGCCGAAGCAACTGAACTAGAGTGCCTGAACCGCATCCTGGCTGGCGCACTCTCTCACCCAGCGACTGCCACGTCCGACAACCGTCCCGACGTGCAGAGCGCCCTGCGGATCCTGCAGGAAACTGACCGGGACATCCAGACCCAAGGCCACTTCTTCAACACCTACTACGGCGAGACGTTCAGCCCAGCCGCTGACCGCATCACCATCGACGCCGCCATCATCTCTATCCAAGAGGGTAGCGGGTGGGACGAGCCTGGCGTTGAGTACGGCGTTCCTGAGGCGTCCTACTCGATCCGTTACGACGGGGCCACCCGCAGCCTGTTCAACAACATCACGAACAGCTTCGTCTTCGCCAACGATGTCGTCCTCAACGTCGTCCGCCGCATCGACTTCGAGAAGCTCCCGCAGTACGTTCGAGAGTACATCACCAACCGCGCCGCTGCTGAGTTCTACGAGCTGGCCCGCGGTATGAGGAGCGCCCGACTCGAGGAGCGCGAGCAGTCCAGCCGCGCATCCTTCCATCAGCAGGAGATGGAGATTGGCGACTTCAACCAGTTCCGTAACCCCTACGACGCCTGGGTGAGGTACAACAGATGACTGAGTTCCAGAAGGTCTCGCCGTCCCTAACGGGCGGGGTGAGCCAGCAGCCCCCCGGGTCGCGCAACCCCGCCAACGTCAGCGAGTGCATCAACGGCCACCTGTCCCTCGTCGACGGTAACGCCAAGCGCCCGCCCACAACGAGGGCGAAGGACCTTCCGCTCGTCTACGATCTCCCCGACGACGCTGAGTTCCACATCGTCGAGCGGGACGGCAAGGACTACGTCGTGGTCCTCCAGTCGCAGACCGCCTCTGATACCGACGCGGAGTGCATCAGGGTCTTCGACCGCGACGACGGCACCGAGCTGACGCTGGTCGCCAACGAGAACGTGCCGACGTTCAACCTCGGCTACAACGGCATCGCTCCGAACAACTACATCTACCACTGGCGGCTCCCCGGCCTCTCTGCCGGGTGGCCCGCTGACGGCGGCTCCCCCATCGCGGTGTCGATCAGCACGGTGGACGGCCCTGCTCTGGAGAACCACGACACCGGCACGACGTCGATGAAGCTGACCACGTCGCTGGCCGGCACCAACAACGACAACCAGGTCGCCACCGACTGCTACACGCGCTTCGGCGAGCGTGTGACCTACTGCTCCGTCTACGTCCAGGAGGACGACTCCCTCGACCACTTCGGCATCCGGCTCTACAACGAGACCCAAGGGGTCTGGCACTCCAAGTTCTTCACTTGGAACACCGGGGTCCCTGAGCTTGCTGATGGTCCTGACGGCGGTATCAACGCCGACACGCGGGTCAACAGCGCCAACCCCGGCGAGGTCCTCATCGAGCAGGTGGGCGTGTCTGATTGGTATCGGATCACCTACTTCATCGACGTCGCTGTGACCACGGACGCCGACACGAACTGGCCCGTCGCTGGTGACCAGATCACGTCGATGCAGATCCTGATCTCCGACACCGACATGAGCGACGGCGACCTCTTCTACGGAGCCGCTGTCGGGCACATCGACGGTGACGTCCCTGCGGTCTCCCCGCCCATCGAGAGCGGCTTCGGCTCCTTCCGCTTCCTGACCATCGCGGACGCCACGTTCATCGTGAACACCGCCTGGGACACTCGCATGACGCGGGACGGCACCGATAGCCGTGCGAGCTACCTCGCATCCGTCCCATCCGTGGCTGAGTCCACGGTGAAGATCACGCTCACGGCCTTGCAGGGCGGGGCGTACTACGACTACTCGATCACCAACAGTGCTGTAGGTAGCCCGTTCGCCGGGCAGATCGAGGCCGGGTTCCCGCAGCAGACGGCTACCGGAGCCCCGAAAGAGCCCTGGGGCTGGTCCGCTGTCGCACAGGCCATCGCTGACGCCATCACCGCAGAGGACGTCTCCCTCACCGCCACGGTCGAGGGTGATCGTACCATCGTCGTCGACTCCACCAGCCCCGTCACGGCCTGCACGGTCACCGCTGGCCGCATGGTCTCGTCCATCGTGAACGAGGAGGACACCCTCTACATCATCGCGGTCGAGCCCCCGACGTCCAACGACACGGTGACGTGGTCGATCACGAACGACGCGGGTACGCACACCGCCGCCCCGGCGATCAACTCGGCGGACACGACCACGCAGATGGCTACCACCATCGCCGCGAGCATCACCGCTGCCGACGCCAGCCTCATGGCCACGCCGAGCGGCGCTGAGGTGGTCGTCACGTCGACGAGCAAGATCACCGAGTTCTTCCAGTACATGACCGCCGAGGAGGCTGCCTCCAACGTGGACGCCTACGGGCGGTTCTCGATGTACCGGGAGCAGGTTACGGACGTTGCGTACATCAGCGTCGTCCAGGGCGTTGCGGACAGCGACTACACCTGGGAGATCAAGACGACCGCTGGCACCTTCACAGGCACCCACACCGTCGCCACGTCCGGCAACACCGACACGGACGACATCGCGAACAACATCGCGCAGGACATCCAGGCTGCCGACATCACCCTCGAGGGTACCGCCGCGTTCGGCAGCGTCGTCGAGGTCCGGTCGACCGTACCCATCGAGGACTTCCGGACGGCGGACACGCAGGCCGAGAACCTCATGGTCGCCTTCTGGACGGAGGTGGAGTCCATCGCGGACCTCCCCCTGTACTTCCGGGACGGCTACAAGGTCAAGATCAGCACCGACCCCACCACGGACGAGGAGGACCAGTACGTCAAGTTCCAGACGACCAGTGGCCTCGCCGGGTTCGGCCTGGGCCAGTGGGTGGAGTCGACGGACTGGGGGGCTGAGAAGTTCCTCGACGACTCCTCGATGCCGCACCGTCTGCAGCTCGAGCGCGATGACGAGAGCGGGACCGTCACCGGCACCGCCTACGCGAAGTACTTCTCCTACGGGCCGCAGGACTGGACGCCCCGGCGCGTCGGGTCGGACGTCACGAACCCTGATCCCTCGTTCGCCGGCGGCAAGCTGACGGACATCCACTTCGCCAACAACCGCCTCGGGTTCCTGGAGGACCAGAACTGCGTCCAGTCCGAGGTCGGCGTGTACTTCAACTTCTGGAGGACCACGACCGCGGCTATCCCCGACAGCGACCCTATCGACGTCTCCTCGAACGAGCCTGAGATCGCCGTCCTCCACACTGCCCACACGCTGGGCGAGCAGCTCATCGTCACCTCGACGGCGGGCCAGTTCGTCTTGGCTGGGGACCCTCCGACGCCAGCGACGGCCTTCCTCCGCAAGGTTACGAGCTACCGATTCCAGAACCTAGAGCCCGCAGCGTCGGGGCGCTCCCTCTTCTACTCCGTCCCCGGCCCCCAGGACACGACCATCGTCGAGTTCACCCGGGTCACCGAGGGCTTCCAGACCGACGAGATCACGCGAGCCGCGCCCGCCTACATCACCGGCACCGCCGAGTGGCTGGTGGCCCTGCCCTCCGCGAACTTCCTCGCCGTCAAGGCCGAGGCCGCCAACAAGCTGTACGTCTACAAGTACAACTGGCGGTCGGACCAGCAGAAGTCCCAGAGCGCCTGGGCGACGTGGGAGTGGTCCTCGAACGTGGAGTTGCTGCATTTGCACTTCCTCGAGGAGGACGGGCTGCTGCTCTACCGCTACGACGGGGACCTCTACCTCGACACCTTCCAGCTCGCCGACGCGCTGCGGGACTCGGGGCTGACCTACCAGGTCCACCTCGACCACAAACTCCCGAAGTCCTCACTGACAGAGCTGCCGGACACCCCCGTCGCCGGGACCACCAGGGTCGCCGCCAACGCCTTCTACAAGAACGGCGAGACCCTGAACCTCGTCGACACTGACGGCACGCTCGTCGCTACGTCGACCACCGGGATCTTCGACGTCCTCACCGTGGACCTCCCCGCCGACTATTGGGTGGGGGTGCCCTACACCCACAGCGTCACGCTGTCCCCGCCGATCCCGCAGACCCAAGACCGCCTTACGGGCGAGCACTACCCGAGGTCCGGCAGGTTCAGCGTGGTGACCCTGCAGGTCGAGGTGGCGCAGACCGGGGAGTTCCAGGCCGACTGGAGCCCCGAGTGCGTCTCCGACACCTACACCTTCGCGTTCGACCACGTCGACTACTGTGACGCCGACGACCTGCTCGAGGGGTACTACCAAGTGCCCGTCATGCAGGCCAACGCCGACGCACTCGAGGTGGTCCTCAGCAACGACAGCGCCTTCCCATCGCGATTCCTATCCGCGATCTGGAGAGGGCGCATCGCCCCCCGAGGTATCCTATGATCACCGTCCGCCAATCCGTCTCCAACGACCCCCACGACCTTGCGCCCCGGATGCGTCTAGCCGACGTCGAGGAGCTTGAGGCTTCCAGCGGCATGACCCCGCTCGAGGGGCTCGTCACGGCCTATGAGGTCTCGCAACTCTGCCTGACCGCAGAGATCGACGGAGAGGTGGTGGCGATGTTCGGGGTCGCTGAGGACGATGAGGTCAGCCGGCACATCGGCCTACACTACGGGAACATCTGGTATCTCGGGTCCCCGGAGAGTGTCAGTGATGCCAGGCTCTTCATGCGGGAGAGCCGCGCCTGGCTGGATGCCCTCGGCAAGAGGTTCAACGGCCTCGGCAACGTGGTGGACGCCCGCAACACGAAGCACGTTCGCTGGATCAAGGCGATGGGCTTCACCTTCATAGACACGATCACCGACTACGGACCTGAGGGGCACACGTTCCTCAGGTTCTACAAGACCTGCGAGGGACTCGAATGTGCAACCCCGCACTAGGGCTCGCCGCGGTATCCGTTGCAGCGACCTACAAGATGCAGAGGAACCAGGCGTCCTTCCAACAGAAGGCTCAAGACCGCAACGCTGACATCGCCCACACTCAGGCGGTCGCCAGCGCGAACACCTCCAACATGGCCCTGGCAGCCCGCCGCCAAGAACGAGCCCTAGCCGATGCGTCGTCCAAGTCCCGCCTCGTCCGAGAGACGGAGCAGCGGCGTGGACAGGCGAGCCTAGGGGGCGCGGGGCGCTCAGCCGGCGCTGTCCTCACCGACCTCGCCGCGCAGCAGTCCAACGCTCGAGCGGCCATCGACCGGGGCTCCGAGTTCTTCGCCCAGCAGTCCGACCGGGACGCCAAGGCTATCTACGAGCGCACACGCGCCCGCAGCCTAGGCCAGTACACTGTCCCGCAGCCGTCGCTGGCTCTGCCCCTCATCTCGTTCATCGGCAGCAACGCCGCCACCTCCTACATCGAGAAGAAGTTCCCCATCGAATGAAACGCTTCACCATCCAAGACCTGCAGCGCCCTAACCAGCAGTACGAGTCGAGGGTGGGTGACGACTTCCAGCCGCTCGCTGTACGCCTCCCCAACCTCCCTGCGGTTCCCGACCTCATGAAGATCGCTGACGCGACCTCGAGGTTCCTGGATCGCAAGGAGGCCCACGACGAGCAGCAGGACCAGTTCGCCGCCGAGGAGTGGAACAAGACCACCAACGGCGGACTAGAGTCTGCGCTCGGTAGGCTCACCGCAGCGGCTGAGGGGAAGGAGGGCGACGACGTCGAGAAGGCGTGGATCGTCGAGACCCGTAAGATGGTCGAGGAGGGCTTCATGCCCGCCGACGCCAACATCACCTGGGTCCGCCACCTCGCGGGCCTGGAGGCCGAGCGAGTCAAGTCCAAGCTCGGCTCTGAGCTTGAGGCTGAGGCGTGGAGGCTGAGCCGCATCGTCGACGACAACGGCGACCGGGTCAGCCGCGAGGGCTCTGATGAGGCGTTCGACGCTCTCTACTCGCAGGCGCTCGACAACCCCGTGTTCGCGCAGTCCGAGACCGCGATGCGGAGCATGATCGAGGGCTCTGAGGCCATGCGCGCTGAGTTCAGTGATGCCGTCTACGAGATGACCTCCCAGGCCGAAAGGGTCCGCGGGGACTCGCTGGTCTCGCAGGAGTTCCTGGCCGGCGACAAAGGTCTACCCGGGATCGCGGCCTGGGGCAACGCGGACCTCAAGGGAGCCGACCGCCTCGCCTCGATCCAAGCCACCAACGAGCGCCTGCAGGAGCACCTCACGGTCCACGGCACCCCCAACGCCGTCGAGCTGTTCGTCAACACCGGGTTCTCCCACGCCCGCTCGCTGGTTGCCGGCGGCTTCGCTGACCAAGCCAAGCTGGTCCTAGGGTCCCTGGCGGAAGTGCAGGCATCGAAGGGTCTGCGGGTCGAGGACGACGAGAGGTTCCAGGAGGACTTCGCGCTCGCCTTCAGGAACGCCGACCAGGCTTCGGACCAGCAGGAGGAGCGGCTTGGCCTCAAGCGCCGCCAGTTTGTCGGGGATGCGGAGACGCAGTTCGACGGGAAGTACTACAAGGCGCTGGCCGCAACCAACGGCGACCACGCAGCCGCGCTCGAGCTGGCCGAGGCTGACCTGTATGAGTCCGAGGAGTTCCAGGACCTCCTCAAGAGCGCTGAGTACGCCGCCGCCCCTGACTTCCTCGAGGGCCTGTTCATCGGGCGCGCACAGGCAATCGACCGCGGCTCCCGCGCTGCGAACACCGCAGAGAGCGCGGAGCACCTCGCCAAGTACCAGCTCGATGAACTCATGGGCCTTGACCGCAACCTGCTCGTCAGCCAGGTCACCATGGACGAGCGCATGACGCCCGCTGACAAGCTCAAGATCCTCGAGGACCCTTCGGCTGACCGGTGGGGTCAGTGGCGGGACCACCAGGAGAGCGCACTGCTCGACGACGCCATCGCCTCGGCGACCAACATCGGCGGGATCTCTGACGAGCAGGACTCCAAGTTGTCTGACGCCGAGATCAAGCTGCGCCGCCGGCTACGTCAGATCATCGTGGCGAGTGACGAGCCCTTCGAGCAGATCACCGCTTCGGATGCGTGGGGTCGGGCGGTCACCGAGTTCCAGAACCAGGCCGGGGCCGCTCGAGCAGAAGCCGTCGCCGCCCGCGCCACCATCAGCCAGGCGATCAGCCAAGGGGATTGGGCGGGTGTCCAGACCGCTACCGATGAGGCCCAAGGGACTCTCAGCCCTGACTACCTGCGGGCCGAGATGGACCGTGCCCGCCTGCGCGAGACCGCGCAGTACAGGGAGGCCCTGGACGGACCGCTGGCGGCGGCTGGTAGGGCACGGGTTGGGCGAGCCATCGACCTCGCCAACGCCGCTCTCGGGATTGAGAAGGGCGACCAGGTCGACGTCATTGCCAAGCAGCGATACGAATCAGCCTTCGACCGGCGGATGCTAGAACGCGACCTCGAGATCCGCAAGCTCCCCCCCGCCGAGCAGCGTGCCGCTCGCCGCGATATGGCGGACTTGGTCGCGGCTGAACTTGAAGCCGAGATCGTCCCTGAGAACGAGCAGGCCGCGAAGGTCACGCTGGAGGATAAGGACCTCGAGTTCGCGCAGCAGTTCTACGCCAGTCGGTCGGCCATCGACGCCCTCGGTGAAGGGCAGACGTGGTCGAACTCTCTGCCGGGCAGGCTGAAGGTCGCAGCTATGGACTCGCCGTACTCCACCACCCCGGCGCTGGAGTTCATCACCCGCCCCTCCACTACTGCCCGCCGGGTTCGAAGGGAGCTGGGCAACGAGTTCTTCCGAGTCGCCCAAGCAGGTGACTATGAGAAGATGGAGGCAGACCTGCTAAAGCAGTCGCTGGCTGTCGGGGCGGTGGCTGCCGAGCAGGCTTCCCTGTCCGGGTTCAAGCCCAAGGTCCGTCTGGAGATGGAAGGGCCGCCCCAGATTGACGAGGAGACCGTCGCATTCTACAAGTCGAAAGGGTGGGAGTACACGCCTGGCAAGATCGTCGGGCGCGGGCTATCCGCCCCCAGCCGCTTCACGAAGGTTGCTGAGGCAGAGGTCGACCCCTACCTGACGCTCTACTTCGCTGGCGACACCAAGGTGGGTGGGTACGAGAAGCTGGGGCAGTGGCTCAGCGGCACACCCGACGACCTCCGCGAACACTTCTACCGCTCCAGCGGACGCCCCTTCATCGACCTCGAAACCTCCGACCGTGAGTTCGAGCGCCACCAGCGGGTGCTCCTAGACCGCCTGACCAAATGACCGACTACAGCATCGACTCCTTCCTCAAGGAGCAAGACGAGCTTCGCCAGCAGCGACGGCTCGAAGAGGACCGGGAGGAGGCCCTACAGCCTGGCTTCGCGGTCGACGAAGAGTCGAAGCTCCTCGACACCGACGACCTCCTCCTGTTCGCCCCTAGGGCCGCTGAGGGCTTCGTCCGTTCCATTGGGTCCCTACTCCCCGGCCTGGACTTCGACGACAACCGCTTCTTCGGTCGCTCCGACACCTTCGTCGGCGGCGCGCTCGAGACCATCTCGCAGTTCGGGCTGGCGATGATCCCCGCCGGCGGGATCGCTGCCGGCCTCTCCGGGCTCGCCAAGGCTGGGAAGCTCGGCTCCACCCTGGCAAACGCCGGCAAGCTCGGCCAGACCGTCAGCGCCATGAAGGGCGGGAAGTTCTTCATGACCATGGCGGACGGCGCGGGTAAGGGGGCCATCGCTGACTTCCTCGCCTTCGACGGTCATGAGCAGAACCTCTCGGCTGTCCTCAACGCCGTCCCTCAACTCGAGGGCGTGGTCCCTGACTTCCTCGCCGCTGACGGGGAAGACGCCGAGATCGTCGGTCGCCTCAAGAACACGCTCGAGGGCGTCGGGCTTGGCGCAGCCTTCAACGTCCTGTACGCCGGGCTGCGCGGCATCAAGGCCGGGCGCAAGGGCACCGAGGAGGCCCTCGAGGTCCTGGACCCCTCCAAGACCCGGGAGGTCATCACGTCCACTGTCGACACCGGCAGCATGGACGAGGCCCTCAAGGAGATCGACTCCACCCGCTACAGCCCCTCCCCCGATCAAGTCCGCGAGATCGAGCTTGAGGACGCGGCTAAGGAGGCCGGTGAGGTGGGAGTCCCCAAGGGCGTGGCCCCCGAGCGAGACATCCCGAGGACCCTGCGGCGCGTGATCGACACTGAGGGAGTCACACGCGAGATCGACATCGCCGAGCCCCTGCGCCCCGGCGCGGACCCGAGCGAAGCGATCACCGCCAAGCCCGGCGGGCGCGAGGCTCTCCTCCGCGAGTTCGTCCAGAACACCCCCGAGGGTGAAGAACTGTACGCCGCCCTGATCGAACGTAGGGACATGGGCGACCTCACCTTGAACCCGCGTGAGCTCAAGACGACCCAAGAGCAGCTCGAGCAACTCGTCACCAGCAAGCACAGCAACCTCAAGACGCTCCTGGCCGACAAGGACAAGGGTGCCGCCTGGGTCATCCGGGCATTCGAGGACCTTGGTCACCTGGACCCCCCGAAGGGCGTCTCCCCCGAGGCTCGCACCGCCGCGGTCGAGGCGTACATCCGCGCCTTCGATGCCGGCCTGCCGCCCGAGGAGTGGGTCAAGAAGATGATGGCTCGCACCGCTGATGGTAGGGCCTCCATCGAGGACCTGATGATCCACGGCGAGGCGTTCGCGAAGACCATCGCGGCTCTCGGTAGCGGCATCGGCGAGGGCTTCGACGCCATCGTCAAGGGTGAGATCACCGAGGAGACCATCAACACCATCAACCGCCTGGGAGCCGGGTACTTCGAGGCCCAGAAGGAACTGCGGGGTCTCAAGGGAGGCTTCGGCGAGGCTCTCGTCTCTGTGAAGCGGTGGGCTGATGACAGCGATGCCGCCACCCGATTCACCCGCCAGCTCTTCGAAGCGCACGAAGCGGGCGACGAGACCCTGAAGAAGTTCGCCGAGGAGTGGAAGTACGCCCAGAGCGTCGGGAAGTCCAAGGAGAAGTTCGTCCGCTCGCGTGAGTTGGCCGAGCTGACCGTTGGGCGGCAGGTCTGGAACATGACCACCGAGCTGTTCGTGAACAACATCCTCGGGGGCTTCAAGACCCTGGCGATCCAGCCGCTCTCTGGCTCCATCCTCTCCGTCGCTCTGCCTATGGAGCAGATGATCGGCGGCGCGGTGATGGGCAACAGCCGGGTCGTGAAGGAAGCCTTCAACGAGATGACCGGCTACAGCGGAGCGTTCATGGAGGCAGCCCGCTGGGCCTACGAGGCGTTCAAGAAGGGCGACACGATCATCGGAGGGCGCGGGCTCACCGAGGGCACGCAGCGTCGAGCCTGGAGCGCAGGGGCCCTGGGCACGAAGCCCGGCACTGCCATGGGTGATATGCTCGACATGATGGGCGAGGCGATCAACCTCCCCTCCCGCCTCATCGGCAGCGCCGACGAGTTCACCAAGCAGATGAGCGCACGGTCCACGATCCGCGCCAGGCTGCTCACCGAGGCTTCGACGAAGCAGCTCGACGAGTGGGTGGAGGGGGTCTATGACTCGGGTTACCCCGGGCAGAAGCCAGTGAACACGAAGGTGCTCAAGAAGCGCAACCGCACCCAGCCTGAGATCGACGAGTACGTCGAGACGAAGATGCGCGAGCTGATCGTCGACGGGCAGATGAGCGCCGAGGTTGCCGCTAAGAAGCGAGCCTACGCCGAGGCCAACGCGAAGGGCGTCACTGGTGCGGACAACGTCGAGAAGTACGTCAACGACAACTGGCGCACCCACTTCAGCGACAACGAAGGCCGCATGGTCGCAGCCGCTGAAGAGCGGATGAAGGAGGTCACCCTCCAGACCGACCTGGACTACCAGGATTGGGAGGGGCAGGTTGGCCTCGCCCTGAACTCCCACCCGCTGTTCAAGCTGGTCGTGCCGTTCTACAAGACGCCGCTGAACTCCATCAAGTTCGGGGCGCAGCGTGTGGACCTCCCCGGGGTCGCTCAGCACCTGTTGGGCACGAAGTTCCCTAACGCCTTCCCCGGCATCAACGCATCGAAGAACCGGCTGGTCCGTGACCTGCTCAGCAGCGACCCGCGCATGGCTGCCCGTGCCAAGGGACGCATGGCCGCTGGGCTGTCCTTCACCACCATGGGCGTCGGGTTGGCCTCGCAGGGCATCCTGACGGGTCGCGGTCCTGCGAACCCGGACGAGCGCCGCACGATGATGGACGCCGGCTGGCAGCCCTACTCGATCAAGGTCGGGGATAAGTACATCTCCTACGCCCGCCTCGAGCCGTTCAGCCAGTTCTTCGGGTTCATGGCGGACATGACCGACGCCACCCGCCTGGCTGGCGAGGATGGGAGCACCGATGCCCCTGAGGTCATGATGGCCTACTTGGTGGCGCTCTCCAACAACGTCACGCAGAAGTCCTTCCTGCAGGGCATCGGAGCCTTCACCGCGGCGATGGGCGACCCCACCAACAAGATGGAGTCGTTCATGTCTCAGTACGCTGGAGCTGTCGTGCCGTCGAACCTCGCCCAGATGGTCGCGGTCTTCGGCGACGACTCGATGAAGGACACCCACGGCATGATGGAGCGAATCTACAGCCGAGTCCCCGGGTGGTCCGAAGGGGCCACGCCGCGCCGAAATATGCTCGGCGAGGTGATGACCCGATCCAAGTCTGTCGGCGAGGATGCGCTTGGTGCCTTCTACGGAACCTTCGTCCCCATCGCCTACCGCGAGGTCGGCAGTGACCTGATCCGCAACGAGCTTGCTGATCTTCGCCACGGCTTCAGCGCCCCGCGCTCCACGGTCCAGGGCGTCGACCTCCGCGACTTCGACAGTGGCGGGCAACACGCCCACGACCGCTGGCAGGAGTTGCACGGGGTCGTCAAGGTCGGCGGGAAGTCCTTCCGCCAGTCCCTCTCTAACCTCATCCGCAGTCCCAAGTACCGTAGGCTCCCTGCGGACACCACCTCCACCGAGGAGTCCCCCCGAGTCGGGCTCATCCGCACGATGCTGGGGCGCTACCGCGCCAAGGCGTTCGAGCAGCTCCTCGACGAGTACCCCGACCTCGCCCGGGCCATCCAAGAGCGCGAGGAAGCTCGCGCCGCAGCCAAGCGCGGCATCGCCGCTCTCTAACCACAACCTCACATGACCACCACCGGAAGAACCTTCCTCCTCTTCTCCAACGCCGGGACTGGTGCGGAGATCGGCGCGGGCACGCAGGCCGGTGCCAGCGCAAGCTACTCCCCGCAGCTCGCCCTTGACACCGACGAAGACGCACTACTCCAGATCAGCGCCGAGGATGGCACGCCGACCTTCAATATGTTCATCCAAGGCAGGCTGCGCCCTGACCTACCCTGGACGGACCTGATCCCCGTCGTGACCCAGGCCGCTCTCACCTCCAACGACTCGCTCCTCATCCCCTGCCCGCTGGCACCCTACATGAGGGTCTTCGTCTCGGCCAACACCGACACCACCGCCGGCAACCTCACCGTCTACGTTCTCAACTAATGAACCTCCCGGAAGCTCTCGAGCGCATCAAGTATCTCGAGGAGCGCCTTGCCTACTTCGAGTCTCGCGGCCAGAAGCTCATGGACCTGACCTACAATCAGATCCTCCAGAAGCTCGAGGACGCTAACAGCGACGAGATGACCCCGGCGTTCCTCACCACCTGTACCCGGTTCCTCAAGGACCAGGGCATCATCGACCTGAAACCGGGCGGTGCCACTGGACCCAAGTCCCTTGAGAACCTCCCGTTCGCTCTCCCGGCTGAGGGGGACGACGACACCTTCGGAACCCTAGCCACAGAAGCCTGACCATGACTCGCTCCTACACGAAATTCAACTCCACCCGCTCCAAGGCGGAATTCGCCCGCAACGCCCTCGCTGGTGTTGTCATCGCCCAACTCGCCACCGCCACCGCTCCGACTGGCCTGGCTTCTCCCCCGCTGACTGGCTGGGCCGGGGCTCCCACTGACATCACCCTGAGTGTCGCCACGGCTGCCTACAAGGGCGACTCCAGTGATTGGGCGTCTACGTCCTCCGGTGGCCTACTCCTTGAGCCCGGAGAATACTCCTTCGACCTGCGGGCGACGATCACCGTGACGTCGGCTGCTGACGGGGTCTTCCATTGGGCGCTCACGGATGCCGCCTTCGCGCCTCTGTACGAGTCCAGCTTCGGTGAGGCCATGACGGTGACCGTCCAGAACGGCGTCGGTACGCTCACTGGATTCGCGCAGATCACCCTCGCCGAGCAGACCCTCGTCGAGCTGCACGTCGCCCTGGAGGGTTCCGCCACCGGCACCATCACCCGCGGCGAGTCCAGCCAGCTCCTCGTTCGCAAGGTGGGGTGATCTATGTCGATCCGCAACGATAGACAGGCGTGGTCCATGATCACGAACGAAATCGCACGGCGGATCGCCATCGCCCTTGACGGGATCGGCGGCGGTTCGGGGGTCAGTGAGACCCGCGTGCGCGAAATCATCGACGAGGAGATCGTTGATGGTCAAGCCATTGACGCGGCTATTGACGCCCTGATCGCCGCCGAGACCCACCTAACCACGGCCAACGTCGAGGCCATCATCGACGCAGAGATCGTTGGCGGGCAGTCCATCGACAACGCCATCGACGCTCTCATCTCCACGCACCTCAGCGCGGCGGACCACCCGAGCACCGCCGACATCGAGACGGTCATCCTGGCCGAGCTGGTCGACGGGCAGAGCATCGACCTCGCCATCGACGCGCTGATCGCTACTCACCTCAGCGGCGCTGACCACCTCAGCACCACCGACGTCGAGGACGTGATCACCGCCGAGACCACAGCAGCCGGGATCATCGACAACGCCATCGACGCACTGATCGCCACTCACGTCAGCGACCTACCCCACACCGCCGCCAGGGACAAGGTCAACGTCTGTGCGGTCATGGGGACCGCGCAGCAGACCCTCACCGGATCGAGCGTCGTGGTGACCATGGACGGCTCTGGGTCGACGTTCGACACGAACTTCGGATCGTCGTTCAGCGTCAGCGGCGGTGTCATCACCTACAGTGACAGTGACGCCATCGGGACCTTCACCGCCGAGGTGACCGTCTCCGTCACCGGGAAGCACACCGCCGACGACGGTAGGGCGCTGGAGTATCGGGCGGAACCCTACTACGGAGCCACGCCCTCCATCTACGCGCCTGGCATCATCTACGGCCACACGGGCGTAGCCAACGGCTCGAACGACTCACGCTCCAGGACCTTCCAGGTCGACCTGGCTTCCGGGGAGACCTTCGAGGTGCGGGCGAAGTACGCCAACAGCGCCGCAGGGGACGGCGGGTTCCTCGCGGTCGCGGGGGCCTACACGGACTCGGGGTCCGACACCCTCTCGACGACCCAGGTCGCCATCGGCTACAACACCAGCGAGATCAGCGACACCAACCTGACGCTCAACGGTGACGGGTCAGTGTCCATCGCGGTCGGCGGCATCTACCAGGTCAACTACACACTCCCCATCAACGACGACGGTACGGCTGGCAACCCCAGGTCGGCGGTCACGGCTCACTGTGAGTACGACGTGAACGACGACGGGGCTGGCTACGTTGACGTGCAGCAGTCGTTCTCCCAGGACTACGCCCGCGAGACCTCCGGTGGTCAGGGTGTCGCCGGGTCCTTCGTCATCGACGCGGCCAGCGGCTCCCGCATCCGCATCGTCTGCATCTCCAGCAGCACGACCGCTATGTCCACCGAGACGGGCCTCGCCGGTCTCTCCCTCCACCGCGTCCCCGCTGCTGAGGACGGCTCCCAATCCGGTGCCATCGCTGCCTTCGGGTGCATCATCAACATCAGGGAAGTATGAAACGAGATATCCCCAGACTCGACCCGCAGCTCAAGGACTTCAGGAACGCCTGCTACGTCATCTGGAAGCACCTCGGACTCCCGCCGCCCACGAAGATCCAGTACGACGTCGCCGACTTCCTACAGAGCAGCGGCGACCGTAAGCTCATCATGGGCTACCGCGGCATGGCGAAGACCTACCTCGCCTCGGCGTGGGCGGTCCATGAGCACAGGCTGCGGGTCGAGGAGTACGGCTACGACGACCTCGCCACGATCATGCTCTCGGCTGGTAAGGACCACGCCGACATCGTGTCGCTCTTCTGCATGAGGCTGATCTGTGAGATCCCCATGTACCAGTGCCTCAAGCCTGGCCCCGACCAGCAGCAGAGCACGGTGAAGTTCGACACCGGCCCGAAGAAGGTCATGAAGGACCCCTCCTTCAAGTCCGCCGGCATCCTGGGGGCCTCGGTGGGCTCGCGTGCCCAGCGGGTCCTGCTGGACGACGTGGAGACCCCGAACACCGCGGGGACCGTGGGGATGCGGGACAAGCTCCGCTCCCGCGTGGACGGCATGGCTGACCTCCTGCCGCCCGAGGGTGGTACGATCACCGTGCTCGGGACGCCCCACTTCGAGGACTCCCTCTACAACCACATGATCGCCGATGGGTACGAGGCGCGGATCTACCCGGCGCGCTACCCGACCCTCGAGCGCGCTGAGATCCTCGGCAACTCGCTGGCCCCGATCATCCGGGAGGCCCTGCTCGCCGACCCCGACCTTGTGGGGAAACCCACGGACCCGGGCCGCTTCGACGAGGAGGCTCTGCAGCAGCGGGCCGCGCCCATCTCGAAGGCTCACTTCGACCGGCAGTATATGCTGGACACGACGACGGGCGACCGCGAGGCCCACCCGCTGTCCCTGAAGGACCTGATCATCTCGCCGATCGACTGCGAGCTGGGGCAGTCCAACATCGTGTGGACCTCCAACGTCATCAAGGACCTCGACGTCTGGGGGCTCGCCGGGGACCGCCTGCACTCCCCGATGGAAGTTGAAAAGCCCCTCCTGCTTCCGTTCACGGGCTCGATCATGACCATCGACCCCTCGGGCAAGGGCAAGGACGAGACGGCGTACTGTGTCGCCAAGATCCTGGACAGCCGCGTCTACATCCCCGACTTCGGAGGGTACACCCAAGGCTACGACGAGAGCACCCTCACCGCCCTCGCCATGACTGCCATGCGGTGGAAGGTGAACGAGATCGTGGTCGAGAGCAACTACGGCGGCGGGATGTTCGAGTCCCTGCTGAAGCCCGCCCTGAAGAAGGTGGGCTACCCCTGCACGATCACCAGCGTCACCCACTCGACCCAGAAGGAGCTGCGGATCTGCGACACGCTCGAGCCCGTGATCTCGCAGCACCGCCTCATCATTGACGAGAGCGCCATGCGCCGCGACGGTGGGGCGAGACCGGGGCTAAGCGACGAGAAGGCCATGCACTACCGCCTGGCCTACCAGATGAGCAGGGTCACGCGGGAGCGGGGCTGCCTGCCCCACGACGACAAGCTCGAGGCTCTCGCCATGGCTGTCGGCTACTGGGTCGAGCACCTCAGCCGCTCCATCGAGGACGTACAGGCCGAACGCCTCGACGAGGAGTTCCAGGCCATCCACGACGAATGGGAAGAGGCCACAGGGGCCTACAGCACCGACAACTGGAACGACGGGACCATCCCGGAGGGAATGCTATGATCTATCGCGTCGACTTCCTCGACCACTGCCAGGACTACAATATGCCGGTCGAGTGCGCTGTCTATGGCCTGCTCATCGCGGAGGACGAGGAGAGCATCACACTCGAGGTGTGGTCGCACACAGACGACGACCAGCGGGAGGACTTCGGGAACGACAACTGCTGCTTCACCCTGGTCCGTGGGGCGATCAAGAGGCTGACCCCCATGTTCGAGGGCCAGCCTGTAGATCACAACACCTTCCCGCTTAGTACATCGTCGGTCGGACGAGCTGGATAGCCGGGTCGTAGGGGTCGCCCACGTTCCCCTTCCAGACCAGAGCGGCCTCGAGGAACGTCGGGTCCTCGCGGATCAGATCGTACAGCGGGTAGTAGCCGTCCCTGAAGGGCGGCAGGTCGTCGGCGAGGTGCGGGTACTTCCTGAAGTTCGTTCCCCACCAGGGGCTCTCGTAGGCGCTGATGGCCGTAGGGACGCTGGTGTGGGTGCCGCGCTGCATCGTCTGCCGCACGTTTATCAGCTCCAGCTCGAGACCGCCCAGGCGGCGCATCGGGACGTACAGGAGGTCAGCCTCGCGGGACCTACAGGAGTCGGGGTTCCCGTACTGCGGGTCGACCCCCATGTTCATGACGAGCCCTGCCGGCGTGACGACGTGCCGAATGAACTCCCGCAGGAAGTCCATCCAGTGCTCGCCCTGCGTGTTGATCTGGACCTTCTCACCGAAGCCACCCGAGCCGCGGGTTTTGTGGCTGAGGTAGGGGATCGACATGGCGAAGCAGCCGACCGCGTGGGCGAACCCTCGACCGCCGCGGGACCAACCCTCGCCGCCAGGTCCCTCGATGACCTGCCAGAGCGGCTGGAACAGAGCGTCGTCGGAGGCGTCCCCGTCGAGCCAGCAGCAGAAGTCGTTCCAGTAGTGCTCGACCAACACGATGCGGGCGAACACGTCACGCGGCGCGAGCATACCGGGGGCTGCGGTGGCCCGGTGCATATGGTCGGCGTTGTGGGGCTGGTAGGTCTGCAGCTCCTCGAGGGACGTGAAGTCCGGCTCGTGGCCCTTCAGGAACACGTTGGACCTGCCGCACCAGTAGGGTCCTTCGGGCTGGTAGGGGGCGAGGGTGTGCTCCTCGTAGTAGGCGAGCGGGGTGCGGGCAAGCTCCGCGAGGAACTCCAGCTCGGCCCAGCGGTAGCCGTCGCTGTAGGCGCGCTGCCAGCCTTCGGGGCCGAAGTGGTACGGGCCGACCCGGTAGCCGCCATGGCTGCCGTTGAAGCTCGTGGTGCCCTTGACCTTGGGGGTGCCGATGGTGTAGTCACCGACCTGCTCGATGGTGTTGTAGCCGCCATCACGGAAGCCGTGGTAGCCCTTGGTCGCCAGCTCGGAGTGCCACCACTCCGGGGAGCAGGGGGCGGGCTCGGCGGTGGGCTCGTAGAAGTCCTCGCCCCAGGTCTTGCGGCGAGCGAAGGTACCCGCCACCCGGATGCCCCCGGGGCCACCGTCGTGGAGGGTGACCATCTCGTCGCCCTGGGAGATGATCTGCAGGGAGTCCCACAGCAGGTTGCCCGTGCCGGCGAACCCGTTGATGAGAGCCACGGTGACGCGGCGGCTGTCCTTGTAGCGGTCCCAGCAGGCGATGACCAGGGCTCCCTTGAACTCCTGGCGGACGACGGAGAAGGAGTAGTCCCCCTCTGTCCACTCTCCGGGTTGGAGTTGTAGGACGTCGCTGTCCCAAGCGATCTGGATGAACTCTCTCATGCGGTGTACGGCTCTCCGAAGAAGTTGGTGTGGTAGACCATCAGCTCGAGCAGGGCTCGGCCTCTGGCGGTGGTGGCACCCTCGGCGTCTGCGAGGGCGAATAGGTCGTTCGACTCGTCCGGGTCAGCGGAGAGGTCGTACAGGTCGAAGTTGTCGGCGGTGACGCTCTCCTCGTAGTGGCGGCGCAGCTTGTAGCCCTCACCGTCCGTGGAGGCTGTGGTGCCCACGACCGACATATCGAAGTTGTCGAGCACGGTCGTCGGCCCGTGGGCGTAGCCGGTCTGGAAGACGACGTGGTGGGTGAAGAGCTTGGTGCCGGTGGCGCTGCCGGTGCGGAAGGCGTCGGCGAAGGAGACCCCGTCGATGTACTGCTCGATCCCGTGCTGCTCGCGCCACTCGGGCTTGATCAGGTCCAGGATGGTGGGGTACATATCGCAGCCGTCGATGTAGCGATCACAGTCAGTCCCCTCGAGCGCCGGGGGGATCGCGGCCCCCCAGACCAGCAGGGGGCTGAGGATGCCCTCGTCCTTCGTGGAGCCCTTAGCGTCCTCGGCGATGTGGTACTGGTCCCCACTGACCGTGCCGTCCGAGGTCGGCGGGATGACGTTGGCGTAGGTTGCCCCCAGGGCGGCGAACTCCGTGGTGGTCCGCGGGGTCAGGACCGACGTGTCACCACCGTTGTCGGCGTAGTGCATGAAGGTCGTCTTCGCGTACTCGTCGGGGTAGTTCGTCTCGATGAACTCCTCGATCTCCTTGGTGAGCTTGTCGACGCACTCCATGAGAGCGATGTAGCGACGGAAGACCAGGTGGACCTGCCCGTTGATCCCATAGGGCTCGCCCGCATCCACCACCGGGACGGCGATGGTGCTGTTGGCAGCGTAGCCGCCGTCGCCAGTCTCCCCGTTGTTGCCCGCCGGGTCATCCACCAGCTCGGCCTGGGTGTAGGTCGTGTGCATCGAGACGTTGCGCGTCTGGAAGGGGTCCTTCAGCTCGTGCGTGGTCGCCAGGTACGGCCAGTTGCCGTGGGGGAGGTTCATCTCGTAGTCGACCACGAAGGGCTTGCCTGCGTCGACCGCGTCCTTGATGAAGTTCGTGATCTTGTTGTACATCAGCGCTGGGCTGAAGATGTTCGTGGTGCCCTCCCCCGGGAGGTCAGTACCGGAGATGTACTCCGACTGAGCCGTGCGGGTCGTGTAGACGTAGGGGTAGCTGTAGTACCCGTAGTCAGGCTCGCCGGGAGTTCCGCTGGTGTTCGTCAGCAGGGCCTCGTGGGACTCATCGAAGCCGAGTTCGTCGACGATGGCTCGAGGGTTGAGCCGGTTCGTCAGGGTACCGCCGGCCTGCGAGTAGTTGAAGAGGTGGTGCTTGCCGAACATCCCCTTGAGGTGCCCAGAGCCAGCAGCCACCGCGGGCCACGGGTTCTGGTCGGGGGTGATCCCCTTGTAGAACGGGAACTGCCCGGTCGTCACGTTGCCCAGGACGTCACCGATGCCGGTGCCGAAGGGGTGGGCGTTGGTCCTGTGGCCCTGCCGACCCGTGTAGATCTCGGAGCGCGTGGGGGCGCAGCGGGCGTCGACGCGGAACTGCGTGAACCGCAGGGCGCGAGGGACCACATCGGACTCGAGGTGCGGCTGGTCGGCGTAGGGGAAGCTGCCCAACCAGCGGTTGAGGACGTCGTAGTAGGGGCAGGATAGAGCGGCTGACGACGTCCATCATGAAGAGGACGAGATTGCCGCGCGCGGGGCGCTGGGGGACGGAACCGAGCGTCTGACGGAGCGCGTTGGCGCGCTGGTTGTGCTTGGGATACGGCATGGGGGCGTGTCGACTACAGGTGTAGGCGATTACTTGGGGTGTGAAGGGGTCTGGAGGGTTCTGCAGGGGCCTACACGGGG